TATTACTAAAAGCAAAAAAGACGATGCTTTGGTAAAGAAAACATTGGGCAAAATACAATGGCTCATTGATCTTTGTGCTTTAAATGTAGGCAAAGTCAAAGAAAGATTTAAAAAATAACGTGCAATGCCCTACGCCAAATACAAATTTAATCCGGGGATAAACCGAGAAGGAACGGACTACAGTAATGAAGGGGGTTGGTACAACTCCAATTTAGTACGTTTTCGTAAGGGCCGTCCGGAAAAAATTGGCGGATGGACAAAACAAAGCTCTAATTATTATCTGGGAACAAGCCGTGCTTTACACGGTTGGGTAGATCTTTCCGGAAGTCGTTACCTGGGCCTTGGCACAACATATAAGTATTATGCCGAATTAGGGGGGACGTTTAACGATATTACCCCCATACGTGCAACCACTTCAGCGGGGGATGTTACTTTTTCAGCCTCAAACGGGGATGCAACGGTTACGATAACAGATGCTTCTCATGGGGCAGTTAAAAATGATTTTGTAACCTTCAGTGGTGCCGCTTCCTTGGGAGGCAATGTTATCGCTGCGGTATTAAACCAGGAGTACCAAATAGCCACCGTGGTTGATACCAATAGCTATACCATTGAAGCCAAGGACACCGATGGGGATACCGTAACAGCTAATAGTAGCGACAGCGGTAATGGTGGCGGCAGTACGGTGGGCGCTTATCAAATTAACGTAGGCTTGGATGATTATGTTTCCGGCACTGGTTGGGGAGGAGGCTTGTGGGGAGCTTCCGGATGGGGAGAGTCTACTGCTTTGAGTGACACCAACCAATTGCGTTTATGGTCACATGACAATTTTGGAGAAGATCTGGTAATGAACCCCAGGGCTGGTGGGATTTATTACTGGGATGAATCGGCTGGTACTAGCACCAGGGCCGTTGCTTTAACGGCTTTGACGGGAGCTAATCTAGCTCCGACCAAGGCCTTACAGGTATTGGTTTCACAAAAAGATCGACACGTTATTTGCCTGGGAGCGGATCCCCTATCGGGAGGCTCGCGAACCGGAGATATTGATCCGATGTTTATTTGTTGGAGCGATCAGGAAAGTGCCGCTGAATGGGAACCCAAACCCACCAATACGGCGGGTTCCTTTAGATTATCCTCCGGATCAGATATTATCGGGGGGCTTTCCTCCAGGGAAGAAATATTAATATGGACAAATAGTTCCATGTATTCCATGCAATTCATTGGTCCCCCTTACACTTTTGGCACTAATTTGATTAACCAGGGTGTCGGGCTTATTGGACCTAAAGCTGCGGTGAATACGCCCAGGGGAGTGTTCTGGATGGATCATAAAGGGTTTTACACGTATGACGGTAGCATTGCTCCCGTCCCGTGCAGTGTGCATTATTACGTATTTAGCGACTTGAACGAGAGTCAAGCCTTTAAATGTTTTGGCTTTGTTAACAAACAATTTAACGAGGTCGGTTGGTTCTATCCCTCCGGTTCCAGTACGGAAATAGACCGGTACGTGGTGTATAACTATGAAGAACAGGTCTGGACTATTGGACAATTGGCCCGTTATGCGTGGATCGATGAGGGAGTTGTCGATTATCCCAGGGCCACGGGCGATGTTAGCTCCACGCAGTATTTATACCGACACGAAACCGGCAATGACGCGGACGGTTCGCCCATGGACAACGTGTTTATTGAGTCCAGTGACTTTGACTTGGACGACGGCGAGTTAATTTCTTTTGTTAAGAATGTTATCCCGGACGTAAAATTTACCGGCGACGGTGGAACGGCCCAGACCATTAACTTTATCCTAAAATCCAGAAACTATCCGGGGGATACGTTAACTACCAATACCACTCAAAACGTAACCGGAACCACACAGAAATTGAACACGCGCCTGCGCGCCAGGCAAGCGGCTCTACGCGTAGAGTCCGATGATGATAATACTGAATTTTATCGCATGGGCGTTGGCTGGAGGCTGGGAGACACACGTCTGGATATTAAACCCGACGGTAGAAGATAATGGGAAAATTGCTGGAAACACGCTTACCCATAGCGCTTAATGAAGTCGATGCCGGAGTTTATAACCGTATGGTACGGATTTTGGAGATTAATCTGGATCGTTTTGATACGACCGCTACTCCAGAATACAACGATACGGAACTGAATCAAAACCAATTTAATGCAGGGGATGTAATATGGAATACCAACAAAAGTGTTTTACAGGTATACACGGGAAATAAATGGCAGGATATATCAACAAGAACAGAGGTCGGTCTAGCAGCAACTGGCTCCGTCGGCTCTTTGACGGTCAGCGTCAACGGTGCAACCGAGATAGCTCTTTGATGAACGTCGATAAACTAATGAAAGAATTGATTATGGACGAAGGCTATAAGTACGAAATATACCTGGACCATTTGGGTTATCCGACCCTGGGCGTTGGTCATTTAATCACCGAAAAAGATGAAGAACACGGAAAGGAAGTGGGGACGGTTGTACACGAAGAGCGTATTACGGAATGCTTAAACAATGATATTGAGATTGTATGCCAGGAGCTGGACACCTACGAGCCCTGGTGGCGGGGGCTGGATGATAACCGCCAAAGGATATTAGCGAATATGTGCTTTAACCTGGGCTATCCACGTTTAAAAGGCTTTAAAAAATTTTTACACGCCCTACAACTTAAAAAGTTTGAAGAAGCTGCAATAGAAATGATGGACAGTAAATGGGCTACCCAGGTGGGAGATAGGGCAAAAAGATTAAGAGATAGGATGTTACATGCCAATAAATAAGGTCGAAGGCGGCTGGAAAATCGTTAATACCAAGGGGATTTCCCCTAGTAAAAAGGCGGCTGAACGGCGCCTTAGAGCCATTAAAGCAAGACAACACGCCAGTAAAAATGGTAAAGTATCCAGTTATAAACGAACACAGAGGAGGCCTTGATGGCGGATCAAAAATGGATCCAAAAAGCAAACCTTAAAGAAGGTGCTTTTACCAAGCAAGCCAAGGCGGCTGGCATGTCTGTTCAGGCCTTTGCCAATAAAGTATTAAAGAAAGGTTCCAACGCCTCTCCTTTAACAAAAAGACGCGCAAGACTGGCAAAAACCTTTAATAAAATGGCGCAGAAAAAAGCATGAAACTAGGCATATTAAAGAACATAATAGGTACAGTCGCTCCGACCCTCGGCACTGCGTTAGGCGGTCCCATGGGCGGTATGGCGGTCAACATGATCTCCAAAGTCCTAAAGATAGATCCGGCTGCCTCTCCGCAAAAAATGCAGGCGGCCATGGAAGCTGCCACTCCTGAGCAATTAGCCGAGCTTAAAAAGGTAGAGGGAGAATTTGAAGCGCGCATGAAAGAGTTGGACGTGGACCTATTCAAGCTGGAAACAGCAGACGTACAGGACGCCAGGAAAGTTTTTGCCAAGGACTGGACACCAAGGATCTTTGGACTTACGGCCCTGTTTGGTTTTGTCGGCTACATATTTTTAGTGACCATGCAGCCACCCGATCAAAATTCTGATACCATAGTTTCTTTAGTATTGGGGTATCTGGGTGGACTGGTATCGGGCATCGCCAGTTTTTATTTTGGCGCCTCTAATAAGGAAAGTGAGAAGTAGTTATGGCATTTGGTGATAGATTTAAAAATTGGGTAAGCTCTTGGGGCGACGATGACTACTCAGATCCTTATGAAGATGATCCTTATGCAATAGGGGAAAGCATGACTAACAACCCAGCTTTCCCAGCTGGACTAACTGACGCTGGATTGAGCTCATTAATAAATGATACATTTGCCAGCACTGGAATAAATTTAGATTTTTTGAATAATCCTGAATACTTTAATTTTGGAGATGATGATACTGCCTTTAATGAACTCCTTTTGAACTTTGATTTTGATGATCCCAATGCAGATTGGGGAGGGGATATAAATACACTATTGGGCTATGGTGATCCGAATGATCCTTACGGAATTGGAGCAGGTTATGAAAATGCCTTTGATTCTAATACAGATTATACAATCCTAGAGAACTTACTTTTTGGTGAAGATCCAGGAGGAGGGGAAACATCTCCAGGAGAGGCAACATCTGATGGTAGTGGGATACTTGGTCTTATTAAAGCACTATGGGGAGGAGCCAATAAAGCAGTAGGTGCAGTAGGAAGTGGAATTGGAAGCTTGTTAAACTCTAAAGTAGGACAACTAGCGCTGCTTAATTACCTGAACAATAAAAGAGAATCACAAATAAATATACCAATAGGACAAGAAGCCTATGGCGGAGGCGGAGATCAAGCAGACTATCGTGTTATGAATTTACAACCGGCTTTGATGCCGGGGGTAGCCTACGCCAATGTAGCGCAACCGGAAACTCCACCGCCGCCCATGCGACACGGCGGCATTGCCAGTTTGGCTAGTCAGGAAGGACCCGGAGACATTACCCTGGCAAAATTGGAACCCGGAGAATTCGTAATGACTAAAAAAGCCACTGATAACATAGGGGCACAGAACTTATATAGAATGATGAAACAAGCGGAAGGAGGGGGTTAATGGCTAATGGCACTATAGACCAACTTTTAGAAGCACTATCAGGAGGAAGCACTACGGGGCAGACAGGACCCTCTACTACAGCAACTTACGAACAGCCGTATGCCGGTGCCATGCGCCGTGGCTTTTTGGAATCCGGTGCTGCATTAGCTAAACAGCCCATGCCGGTTCCGGTAGAGCAGATTGCTCCGTTGGATCCTTATCAAATGCAGGCACGTAAAATAGCGGGCGGCCTAGGTGGTTTCACGCCGTATCTCAGTCAAGGGGCCGAGATGATGCAGCAGGGAGCAGGTTACTACGCGCCATCGGGAATACAACAATTTTACAATCCCTATGAGCAAGATGTAGTGCAACAGACCATGGCGGATATGCAAAAAGCCAATTTACAACAAGGCGTAGCCGATAGGGCCAGAGCCATTAGCCAAGGAGCTTTTGGTGGTTCCCGCGGCAGACTCATGGAAGAAGAAAGAGAAAGAGCTTTTGGCCGTGGCATGACGGAAGGCATCGGTGGGTTACGCGCCCAAGGCTGGGGTCAAGCCCTGCAAGGCGCACAGACGGCGGGCCAAGGACTAGGAGCTATGGGTAGCAACTTTGCTGGTCTCGGCATGACCGGACAAACAGGCTTAATGAATCAAATAGGTGCACTTGAGAGATTAGGTACCACTGGAAGGGACATACAGCAACAAATGTATGGCGCTCAATACGGTGGAGCACAGCGTATGGCCCAGGAACCATGGACTCGTATGGGGCAATGGCAAGGTATGTTGGGCATGCTACCCTCAGCTACTGCAAGAACTACATTCAGGCCTATTCCAAGTAATTTGGATTTAATAAGAGAACTTTTATCTCAGCTTGGAATAACACAAACACCAACAACAACCTAATGAACTGGAAAACTAGAAAATTGTTCTCCGACCGTGAGCACGGAATCGTGTCCGGTCTTTCTCCTATCAATATGACGGGCGGCGGAAACGTGCCTTATCCGAGTTATGAATTCGGAACCGGACCGGAAGAAGCCATGGCCATTGACCTTTTTCAACAGGGCGACGAGGAAATTAATGAGCCCTTAAATATGATGGCGCAAGCCGTTAGTCCTTCGTTATCGGACATAGGACCAACGGAAATAGTCGAAGAAGCTGTGACAATGGACCAAGGGCCTATTACAGAAACCGTAGAAGAAATCTCCATCGAGGAAGGACCCAGTGAATATCAGGTTGAATTACAGGCTTTAAAAGAGACTTTTAAAGATGAAATTAGATCCTATGTCGTTCAAGCTGGGACTACGGACTTGGAGAAATACCTACAGAGAATGGATGTTGTATACAACAACCAGTTGAATAAACTAAAGAACAAACATGACATAACAGAAGCATTACCTGAAGATATACTTCTCACCGAAGATTTTATAGCGGAATTAGTAGGTTCTTCTGGAGCTGAAATCCCTGGGTTTGAAGAAGGTATTGGTCCCTTAACACAGCCTCAATTAGATGCTCTATTTGGAAAAGGTAGAATGCCTTTAGAAAGATGGAAGAAGTTAAACCCCAAAGAACAAGGCATATGGCTCTCATTGGCAGACGTAGCAAGATTAGAACAAGATCCTGCTTCCGCTTCTTCTGGCTTAGATATGACAGAGCTTAATAGACTCTTAGAAGAAAGAAGAGGTTTAGCGGGGGAAATAGGGGAAGCAGCTAGATCTGGATATTCATCAATTCAAGATCCTGTAAGCCATTTCTTTAGTGCTAGAAAAGCAGGGAAAACAGCAGAGTTGGTTGCAAGAGAGAAAATGATCGCGGATGAAATTAATTTGCAGAAATCCTTATTAACCTCACAGTCTCGGTCTGGTGGCATAGGCGGATTGGACTTTGATATTCCCGCTGCTGTATCCACACAATTAGCCATGGGAGATCTAGTAGATAAAAAAGAAACACAGGAGATGCTTGCTAAACAATGGAATGATTTTATTAAACCAAAACCAGGGCAACATGATTTTGATTGGGGTGAAGCATTATTTTATTTCATGAAAGGTTCTGGTAATAAATTCCCTCCTCAACTTAATCTTACTGAAAGAAAAGTATTTGTACATCCGACTACTGAACAACCTTCCGCTGGAAATTTAAAAGATTATTATTTGTTAGTGCTTCAACATGCACTTAGGATAGAAGATCTAGGTGATAGAGAAGAGTTTATTGTTGATACTCTAAATGAATGGAACCTATTAAGACTAGAAAAGTGATATGGCACTTAGACCTCTTACCGAAGAAGAGAAAATAGAATATGGGTTTATCTCTCCAGAAGAGGCTCTTATAGAAGAGACAGAAGAGACAGAAGAACCAAAAGAACTCAAGCCTTTCGACCCCAATCCTGCTAAAGCTTTTACGCGAGCCTTACCTATTTTGCTTGAGTCCTTGTATGGGTCTACCCAAGCAACTATTGGACAGTTTCAAGAAACAAGGGCGCGTAGACAAGAAGCAAGAGGTCACGATGAGTTTGCCAAAGAGCTTAGAGAAAGAGCAGACTTAAACGAAATGCAGGCCAATGAAGCGGCTTATCGAGCAAAGTACGGAGAAGAAGGAGCCGAACAGTTTAAAAATCTCATTGATCCTAATTGGTGGGCAGCTACTATTGGTCAAGTTATCCCAGGATCCGCTCCATTTTTAGCGGGTGCTGCCACTGCTGGAGGAGCTACTTTATATGCCACGGGAAACCCTGTCGCTGCCATAACTATGGCAGCGTTGGGCGGAGGTGCAGTTGTATTCGCCCAAAGCTATGGGGAAGCTTATTCCGAATATTTAGAAAAATATCCAAACGATCACTCAGGAGCCGATAAGTATGCGGCTAAAAAATCAGGTATAAGTGCAATTATTAATGCAGCGAGCGTCCCTGCTGGTTTAATAGGATGGACTAAGCCTATGGTTGAGCATTTTGTCAAACAAGCAATTATACAAGGAGGAATAGGGGGCGTGGATCAGGTGGTTGAGAATGTTCTTGTTAGGAATACTATTGATCCCACTTTGGACATTACCACTGGGTTAGCTACTGCTATTGCAGGGGAAGCAATTGGAGAAGGCACAATCTTTGCTACTGCGGGACGAACTATATTGCCTACCTATAATGAAATAACAAAGGAAATGAACCAAGAAGAGAGGGATGCCAACGATGAAAAAATTGAAGCACAAACACAAGAACGTCTTACTGCTTTAGTACAAGCATTTTCAGAGAAACAAGGTCAGCCTTATCCAAAAAATATAGAGGACTTGAACCGTACAGCCCTTTTAGAAATCATAGAAGATAACGAACTTAATGTCGGAACCATTGTTCCTAACGAAGGAAGAGAAGCTATTTTAAATAAGCTTGTTGAAACATTGCGTGCGGAACAACAGGAAAAGGTTGTTGGAGACTATATGATAGATAGGCTTCTTAGTAACTTTCATCCAGAAAAAGTTTATGACGAACAAAAATCTATATTAGATGCGATGTCTGATGAAGAATTAGACGCACACATATTAAAAGAGTTCGGCACACCAGAAGCTTATGCTAGGTGGGCACCTAACCAAGGAGAGTTTTCTTTCGACCCTAATGAAGTGTCTGAGAACAGAGAAAATGAGCGAGCAGCTATAGCTAATGCGGGTGCAGCTTTAATACTGCGCGAACGAAATAGTGGCCCTATATGGAAATTAGGAAGAAATGAATTTAGGGACTATATAAAGGACATAGAAAAAACTTACACTCTTGAAGAACTTAGAATTGCTGTTAAAAACTATGTGCCTAGGCAGAACGAAGAAACAGTTGCGAAAATGACTCAATCTCAATTGGCTCATGCACTTGCAGAAATACAAGCTATTATCGAGTTGCAAAAACAAAAGAGGGCCAAGGCAAATAAAACAAAGTGGGTGCGTGAGTTTAAAATAACACAGGATGAAGAAATGGTAGGTCTTGCTGATGAAAAAGCAGCGAAAAAAACCGCAATTGATGATGCCGTTAAAATTGAGGGTAATGCTCTACGAGCCGAAGTTACCATTAAACTTCCCGACGGCGAAACAAAAACAATAGGTTTTGAAAGACGGGGGATAGACGAAGGGATGAGTTTGGCGGAACAGATGGCTTTAAGAGGAGCAGAATTATCGGTTTCAAGAATTGATGAGACTCCAGTCACTGAAGAGAGTCCTTTTTTTAATAAAACGCTAGAAGAAGTTGTAGATCCTGAAGCTGTAAGGGGCATAGACTTTGAGTATACTAATCCAACAATCACTGGTTTAGAACTTCCTATTGGAACTGCCCCCAGCTTTCAAGGCAGTGCTGTAGCTAGATTATATAATTGGTTACTAAGACCGTTAATGCCGACTGGACAACTAATGGGTCAGCGAGCAAAACAACGAGAGGGAAGGCTAAGAAGTTTAGAGCATACGGCACAGGAAATAGCTTTAGAAACTGAGCAAGCTATTGTGTATGCAATTGACAAGGGGGATGTTAAAGATAAAGCAGAAGCCGATCGATTAATTATGGCTTTTCTACAAAAGACAGGGTCAAGATTAGATTTAACTGAAGAACAAACAAAACTCGCAGAGGAGCGTATACAAGAATTAAATATGGCACTCCAAGCAAGAGATCCCAATATAGTCGAGGAAGATGTTCGAGATGAAATAGGGAGACTAGAGTCTCAATTAGAAGGAGTTCAAAAAACTCCAGTTGCTTTAAGACAACTGCCTGAGTCTTTAAGAAAGCCCGCAGCTAAGATTAGGAAGGGCATTGACGCATTAAGTAAGAGACTGATAAATGAACTCCCGGCAGATATTATTGACGCAGAGCTTAGAGAAACCATTGAGCATAATCTTAATAGATACGTGACTCGATCCTTTGCTTATTTTGAACCTGCTTTGGGTTGGAACCCCACTGTGCAAATGGTTATGGAAAAACTTAAAAATAAAGATAACCAAACAGTTATAAAACTTTATAACAAAGCCGTTACCAGTATGATTTATCAAAACAAGATAAGAAGGCCTGATTATGAATCGGATGCGAGAAGGCAATTAAGTAATCAAAACCCAACGGAGGAACAGATACAAGCACGTGCTGATGAAATAGAAAAAGCCGCTGCGGAACAGGATGTGGATACATGGTTATCAAAAGAACTATTTAATGCTTCTGGGGATGTGGCAAAACTTCCAGGTATTTTTAAAGGATCAGAAAAAAGTAAACAACAAGTAGGTAGAGTGGGTAAATTATTAACTGATCGTGGCTACATACCTTATTCCATTAGGGCACTTCTAGGGGAAATAAAATCTCCTGAGTTAATTGCAGCAACTTCTTTTTCGCGTATTGCCAGAGTAGTTGAAACAGCTACTTTTTATGATGAACTAAGAAAGCTTAATGACATGCCAGGAGAAATGTGGTTTTCCCCAGTACGCACCAAGGAATATAAGCATAAAATAGAGACAGGAGATGAATTTAACCCTTTAGATGGCCTCTACACCACTGGAACTATGATGGACGCACTGTCTCAAGGAATGCCTATTACTGGGCAAAAAGCTGTGTTGGATGCCCTCGCTACTGTATTTGGTACTTCAAAAGCCATGGTTCAATATGGAATTATTGTACTCAGTCCAGGAACACAAATGAGAAACCTTTATGGTGCAGCCATAATGTTTACCTTTAATGGACATTTAAAACCTGAAGGCTTCGCAGAAACAGCACGATTAATTGGTAATGAACTTTTTGGTAATGTGAAATACGACCCTGAAACGGGAGAAATTTCTGGGAAAGTTGACGAATTGAACTCCATTTGGGAGTATCTTCAACAGCTAGGAGTTGTAAACACGGAAGTAAGAGTTAATGATATGGTGGGGGTATTTGCTCGCGTAGGTAATAGTGACTTTAAGACCATTAACGAAATTACTCATGCTTTGTATACACTAGGTCAAACGGGACCAGGTAAAGCCTTTGATAAGTATGTTCTTAGTCTGAACAGGGGAGCAAGAAGAGTATATGGGGCTTCAGATGATTTCTTTAAAATTTTGGCTTTTTTCGCAGAAAGAAAGAAGCTACAGGATATGCTCAACGAGATTAAAAGTCCTGATGGTACGGTCGCCTCTAGTGAATTAAAGCATAGAATACTTAGAGAGTTTGCTAAGACTTTAAAAACTAAGAGCGGAATTACTGAGAAGCTTTCTACTTATATACAAGATCAAGGTACTGTTCTGCGTAATGTAACCGATCTCGATAAGTACATTGATCATGTTTCTGCCTACATGGTTCGTAATACAATGCCTAATTACGATTACATTGGAAAACTAAGAGAATACTATGCGAGTTTACCAATTGGTAACTTTATTGCTTTCCCCACCGAAATAGCTAGAACTTCCGCAAATTCAGCTCAATTGGTTTGGAGAATGGGAACCTATTCACCTTCCCCTGAATTAATTGCAGCCGCTGCCGAGGAAAATATAACTCTACCTGATAAACCATTTCTACAAAGGGCACAAGAAAGAGCAATTGGTGGTTATATGGCTACGCACGGTTTGGTTGGTTCATTAGCCAGTTTAAGTCAAATTGTCTTTAATGTGGAGGACGATGATGTATACGCAGCCAATGAAATAGGACCGGAGTATCAATTTGGAGATCGATACATTTGGTTGGGGGATAAACACAGAAAAGGAGATGAAACCCCCTATCTAGGGGTTGATTATTTCTTTCCTTATGAAGCCCATGGTCGACTCTTACATGTCATTAATACTGTTTTGCGAGAGCAACAAGGGAAGGGGAATGACAATGCGTTAGATGAAGCACTTGCACAATTTATTATTGATTACACAGAAGCGTATACTAAAAAAAGTATTGCATTTAAAACAGCACAAGCTCTTTTTAATAATCGAAATGACAGAAACCCTTTGAACATAAAACCAATTTGGAATGAGTACGA